GTCTGACCACTGCACCTTGCGCACATTGCCGCCAGCGCCAAGGCACATCAGAAAGCGCTCTTCCGTCACGACGATGCTTTTGTTGTTTATTGGCGCGTTGGCGACTTGCGCAGCGATTGCGGTGTTGTCCAGTTGCCACTCGTAGACCTTGCCGTCGTCACGGTTATTGGCCAGCAGGTATTCGCCCCACAGCTGCAAATTCCACGCGGTTGCAGGCTGTATGCGTGACGTGTCTGGCCGCGCAACGCCGTATGCGTAATTGCCATATGTGTTGCCGCCGTAGCCGGTGAACGCGACAGCATCCTCGCGGCCAGTGGCCAAGCCTGTCGGCGTGATGTCGTATTGCGTGCCGGTGCTGCCGCCGTAGACGTATAGCTTGTTATATGTGCCGGTGGCATACCAACGGTCGTTTGAATTGTCTGCCCAGTTTACCATGCCGCGCGGCGTGGCATTCGTGGCGGTGTCGGATCTTGTGCGCCAACCCTTGACCGGCTGCATCGTGCCGTCGATCCAACGTATCAGGCTGGCATCGCGCCATCGGCCCATGCTCTGCAAGTCGGTGCCGTTGCGGTAAACCCCAGCGGGTACGTCTAATCTAATCAGAGCCATCGTTGCCTCGTTGGTGTTGCGCGCTTGCCGCAGTGTAACACATGACCATTTGATGCGCAAAAGGGCAGCGTTTTGCTGCCCCTCGCGATTTTGTTATGCTGCGCGGCTACTCCGCGTCAGGCTCAAGGGCGGCTTTTAGCTCGGCCATGAAGCCCTGCCTGCCCATCTGAAGCTGCACCAAGTTAAACTGCGCAGAGCCGATCTTCTGGTCTAGCGAATTGATGTGATTTATGCACATCTTTGCAGTGTCGCTTAGCTGGTCTTCAGTGTACTCCACATCGTCAATCGTAATGACCTTTTTGTCTTCAGTCACGTTGATCTCCTTTCAAGTTATGCTGCCCACGGCACCCCGTCAGCAGTCGTTGGGTTTGCCATTGCGTCGATTTTTGACGCTATGGCAGCTTCGGTATCCTCTTGGGATACATGACCCCACACCCAGCCCTGAGCTTGAGCCTCGGTAATGTCGGCATAAGGTGTGAAGTCGGACGCAGAGGCATCGTAGGTTAAACCACAAGTGCCATAAGATGATGCTGTGTTGCCATCGTCATCAACGCCTGTGCAGCGCCAATGTGCAATATAGACGCCTCCGTCAGCGATTTCGTGTTCCAGTGTTGGAATAGTCCAAGTGTAAGTGATAGCCATTATGGTGTCTCCTGTGCCTCAAGATGCGCTGCATATGCATCCTTAACCGCTTGTGTGTGGACTGCGTTGCAAATGGCTTGCACCTCTGTGCTTTCACCTGTGATGTCTGCGTCAGGTGCGACTACATGGCGTGAAAAGCTGCGGCTAATCTCTGTGCCATCACGCTTGATGACCGTGGCTGTACGCACCTGAACGTGCTTAAAGTCGCCTACGACCTCTATTTTGTCTTGTGTTGTTTCTTCTGTTAGTGCCATCGTTTATCTCCTTTATGGCTTGGACTGTCCGACCCAAAGCTATGCAGTGGGTTATGCTGTTAAACGATGTACGAAATACTGAACCTCAAGTACGCAGATGTGCTAGTAAGATCACTGTATGTAAGGTTTGACCAGTTGTTAGTATTTGTACCGTTATGATAAAGATTAAGAAAAGGTGAATTAGCCCCTATATAAGCTGTCAATGATTCACCGTTTATGCCTATGTAACGAGACATTACCGAGCCGTGGTTATTAAGGCCACTGGTATTGCTACTTGTAAAAGGAAGAGACAGTTGAATTTCATTAGACGATGTTATGTCACTAAAAGAACCAACTACAGCGGTAGCATAAACTAAATCCCCGACCTTGCGATAAAAGCCAGTATTGGCAGTTATGGTGCCAACATTTGTTGTTACAGTCCAAGTCCCCTCCTCATAGTCATCCAGCTTATTAGCCGACCCTATCCCGCCAAGGTAGACACCGCCTGAGAGGAAAAGGTCTTGGAAGCGATGATCTGATGTACCTAAATCAATAGCGTCATCTCTGCCAGCGTTTGTAGATGGGTTCCACGGTGTAATGCTTTCACTACTGCTGGTCAAAATACCTGTATCAGATGTCCCAATATACAAGTCAGACGACTGCCCTACCCCAATACTCCCCACCGTGGAGCCGTCTTGGTAGAATATGGTAATATCACCGTCGTTGGTGGTGCGATTAAACTGAACAGGCGCAGCACTATCTCTTGTGAACCTAGCAAAAGTAGGCGCAAGGGCATGACCTTCGTCATTCAGTGTAGTGCTAGTCTTACCCACAAGCAAGTTACCGCTCGCATCGATGCGCATGGCTTCTGAGCCAGTGCCACCACTGATTGTCTCAAAGATAACCGCAGGGTTTGAGTCACCGTCTGAACCAGATATTCTAGCCCCAGTATTGGTGTCTCTAGTAAGACGTAGATTTACATTTGCATTTGTGGCATTAATGTGAAGTTCATCACTAGGCGAACTCGTCCCAATGCCTACACGATTATTCGTTGCGTCAACGTGCAGCGTGTTTGTGTCCACAGTCAGCCCATCGCTGGTCAAAGTCCCCGTGATGTCTACGCCTGTCGCGCTCGTCACCAGCTTCGCGCTATCTGCATACGACAGTGTTCCGGCAGCGGTTTTACCGCCAATCGCGTTGATGATCGTGTCGAGGCTGTCGAAGTCTGTGTTGATCTTCGTTCCCCAAGTGTCCTCTGACGCGCCTACCTCCGGCTTCGTTAAGCCATATGCCGTTGTTGTCGTATCTGCCATGTTCTATCTCCTATGCCGCATCGGCCCAAGTTTGCCCAGATGCCGTGGCTGGTGTCCAATCCGTCGATGTGGGGGAAACAGCCGACTGTGGGTTTGGTTATGCTAATCGTCATTTAATCGCCTCGCGCTTTTTTGCACTATATATCATTTTGCCAGCAAGCACTATGCCGCCTCCTGTTCTGTCCAAGTCGGATCTGTTGACCCCTGCTCAGTCCATGTCTCCGCGCCAACCGCTTGCTCCGTCCACGTCTCTGGCCCGACAGGCTCGACTTGCCACTTAAACCGCGCTGGGCCGACGGTTGGAGCGCCAGCCACGATGTCATCTAGCGTAATGCTGTGGATCTGCGTGATGCTTGGAGCGCCGACAGTCGGGTTGCCGGTAGATATGCCGTCAGGCGTTATAACGTGAACTTGGCTAATCGTTGACGCGGCAACTGTTGGCGCGGCAGTTGTAATGTCGGTTGACGTTAGAGCGACATTCTCAACCAACGTAGACGCTTCTATCGTCGGAACGCCAACCGTAATATCTGCTGACGTTAAACTCTGAGCGCCTGTTATAACAGGCGTTCCAACGACAGGAGCGCCAGCGTCAATATCTAACGCAGTTGCATTGTGGACTTGGCTAATCGTGACGTCGCCAACGGTTGGCGCGCCAGCCACGATGTCGGTTGACGTTAGATGCGCCTCTTCCGCAGCCGTGGGGGTGCCGACAGTAGGCACGCCTGTCGTGATGTCCGCAGATGTCAGCGCGTGGATCTGCGAGATTGTTGACGCAGAAACCGCAGGAACGCCAGCCACGATGTCATCGCCGCTAAATGCGTGATTGTGATCTAGGTCAGGCGAGCCAATAACAGGTGCGCCGGTAGTAATGTCAACGCTGGTTAAAGCTTGATCTGATGTCGCGGTGGCGTCTGCGACAGTAGGCACACCCGCCGTAATATCAGTAGACGTAAGCGCATGAACTTGAGAGATTGTTGAAGCAGCAACCGTGGGTGCGCCAGCAACAATATCATCAAGGCCAAATGCTGCTTCACCAACAGCCCCAGTATCCGCTAGTGGGGCAGACGCTAGTGGGCTGAAACCTAGCATGTGTTACTCCTACGGTTTAGTGGGCCAAGTTACATTGCTGGGGAAACTAGCCTGATCTGTTATATCACGCAGAGCTTGTCTGTAAGTTGCCATTCCAGCAGACATTGTGTTGTCAGACAATGCTAAGTAGTCAGTCTCAGCTAATAGTCTGTCACGTTCTGCACGGATTTCACTTGGCAAAACATTCTGATTATAGTCATTTAACTGGGCGGTTGCATTATTAATTTCTTCTTGTGTAAGATTTACAACTTGATTGTTTACTATTTTTTGCATGTTACTGGCTCAATCCGTACAAAGAAAAACGACCACTAGATATGACAGCAGTCCCTGACGTTGTGGTAAAGTTAATACCATCTATATCAGTAATTGAATATTGATTATCCATGCCGCCTGTTGATATGAAATGATTTGCAGTATCATTTGTCCCAGTAAAACCACCGTAAATTAATTGCATCGTAGCACGAGGGGCAGCAGTTACTAAGTCAAATCTACCAATCGCAGAAACAACGCCGCCGCTACCAATCCAACCACTAAAGGTTATTGCACCCCCGCTGCTACTAGAAAGATTATATCTAAACATAGCGTAATCAGAAGATGTGGTTAGCGTCCCATTGTCATAAATTTGCAGCTTTGGAATTTGACTACTGCTGAAAGTACAATCAAAAAGTAAAACATGTCGATTATAACTGCCAATGCTTGTAAATGCCACAGAGGATGCAGCAGAGCTAACAGTAGTTGTGCTTATTAAATTCCAAGCACCTCCACCAGCAGAAGCCCCATCAATCGTGACGGAACCACTGGTTGCTGAGATGTCATTCGTCTGATGATTGATGGTTAGTGCCATGTTATACCGCCGTGCTTCCCGCCATGTCATCCTGAGCCATTACCCAAGCATAGCACTTGTCCAAGAACGTAGCGCCAGAAGCAGCTTCTACATCTGTTAGATTTGCGTTGTAACGCTTGAAGTCCACCTCACGGGTGTCATCGTTAGGCGAGCTTGTTGCATATGCGCTCAAGTCAATCATCACGGTAAACTTGGGGTCAGTTCCACGTTGACGGCTGACAGCCGCTGTCACGATGCGGTAGTATGCACCTGAAAACGAAATGCCGTAATCTGAGTTCGCTTCAGATATGTTGTGTTGTATAGCCATTGGTATCTCCTTTAGGCGTATTTAACTTCAGCGGTTTGAATATTTGCTAGCCACCTGACGGATTGGCTTGCTGCACCTGTAACTTTAACAGATAAGGCGTCATTTGTATCATCTGCACTTAGCGCCAGCGCCCAAGAAGGAGTATTGTCCAGCACTGTAATTGCAGAATTTACGAGCGTTGTTGTGCCGCCATTGTTCACAATAACACCCTCAATTTTCCAAGCAGCGACATTTGCACTGCCAGATTGCTTGCCAACTACTGTGCCAATAAAGCTAACAGCCGTGTCTGCGTTAGCAATAATTTGGTTGTTTGTAGAAGCAGTTGCGCTGTTGTTATGGTAAGTCACCATAGTCGTTTGAGTAGCGTCAGTCGTTTCAGCCATAAGCGGATATAAACCCGCCTGAGCATCACCAGATGCCTGATGCTTGCCACCTGCGAACTTTAAGGAGCCGTTAATAGCGTTTCTTGTAGCTAGGCCGATTGCAGTTGATTGAACGCCAGTCGCTCGCGCATCATAACCCAAAGTAACCGAACCTTGACCTGTACTTTGGCTATAATATCCCAAACAAACACTGTTGCTTGCGGTTGCCTGAGTGCTTTCGCCGATAGCTGTAGAATAAGCGCCAGAGGCTTTGGCTAGTTTCCCAATCGAAATACTATTAGTACCAGTTGAACCATAAGATGAGGTGTTGTTTGCAATAGCTGCTGCGAAGGAGTCTGTGCCAGAGGCGTAGGAGTCGCCTAGAGAAATTGATTGTGCGCCACTGGACCGGCTAACGTTACCTAAAGCTAGTGACCCGCTTCCAGAAGCAACACTGTTAAACC